AGAGTTAGATATCATGTAAGAGCAAAAGATTATTCATATGATTTGGATAGACAACTTGTGATCGAGGGATACGATGATAAGACAGTTAATTATATCATAAATGATATACTAACAAATTTTACAGATGGAACATTCACAGATACGAATGTAGATTGTGCTTTGACAATTACAAAAGTAACATTCGATAGAATAACCGTGACGGATGCATTTCAAAAACTGGCTGACTTAGTAGGATATAGTTGGTATGTGGACTACGATAAGGACATTCATTTTTTTGAAAGAAACAAAAATCCTGCAACGTTTGATATAACAGATGGCGATGGGAATCATATACCAGAAACGCTTTCAATAAATAATGATTTATCACAGATCAGAAATAGAGTTTTTATAAAAGGAGGAGAGATAGAGGGAACATCAAGAACAGAATTTTTTGATGGAGATGGTCAAAAATTATTATTTAGAACAGCAAACAAATTTAGTTCATTACCAGTTGTTGAAGTAGGATCAGTAGCTCAAACAGTTGGCGTAGATTTTCTTGATGACGAGGCAAGCTTCGATTGTTTCTGGGATTACAACCAAAAGTATATAAGATTTAAGGCAGGCACCGTACCGGCTATAGGAGCAGATAATATAGAAGTCGTTGGAGTACCACTTTATAATTTAGTCGTTCAAGTAGATGATCCAGTTTCAATTTTAGAATATGGAGTATTTGAATTTGCTAAGACAGACAAAACAATTAAAGCTCGAGAGGAGGCAGTCAGTTATGCGCAAGCAGAAATAGAAGCATATCAAAATGGAATAATCGAGGGAGGATTTGATACATACGAATCAGGACTAAGAAGCGGAATGATCATAAATGTTAATTCAACATTACTTAATGTCAATGAAGAATTCCTAATTCAAAGCGTTGCGTTTCAGATGATCACCAGGGAAACTTTTATATACAAAGTAAAATTAGCTACGTTAAGAACAGTTGGGATTATTGATTTCTTAATAGGATTATTAAAAGCAGGCGACAGATTAATAGAGGAAAAAGGAGATGTCGTTCTTGAGAAGACAGTGTTCCCGATGGAAGACGTTGAAATAGATGAGGATGTAGAAATAAACACAGACGACTATCCGCAAACAGAAGAAGCAGAGATAGACGAATCGGTAACCGTGCAGGCATTAGATTACGCAATAGAATTTGTGCTTGGACCTCAATTACCAGTTGGAGTAAAGCGAGTATTTATTATAGAGGGTTCGCCATTAGCTTGATTTATGCTATAATAAAATTATGATAGATAAAGAATTTCTAAACAAAATAAAACAAATAAAAAAACAAGTCGGCGAACAGGCCGGCGCTATTGGAATATATAGATTCACGCTCGAGGACGTTAAAACAGGAAAGAAGATCGTGAAGTATTATCATAACATCATCACGACCGTCGCTTTTACATTGATCACAAACAACCTAACAGATCCAACACCGGATAATGATATGCTAGTAAGCCATGCCGCCTTAGGAACAGACGTCACAGCCGTAGTAATAGGAGATACGACATTAGGAACTGAAACATACAGAAACGCAATAGCCTCAATGGCGAACTCGGCAAACGTTGCATACATGACCGCATTTTTTAATCAAACAGAAGTAACCGGAACGTTTAAGGAGGCAGGGATATTCAGCGATGGTGCAGCAGGAGCAGATACTGGAATTTTAATTAGCCACGTAAATATAGACGTAACCAAAACTAACGTACAAAAGCTAACGATAGACTGGACTTTGACGTTGGCCAACGCATAAAACTATGGCAACAATCCCAGCAAATAAAACGGCAGGCGAAGAATTAGCTGCTACAGAAGTTAATAAACTTCGAGATGCCGGATACATAGTAGACTTGGATGCAGGAGAAACAATCAACGGCGCTACGTTACCGGTGGCTGTTTATATTGATGATACTACAAATGAAGTTTATGCTTGCGATGGTAATGATCAGGTAAAATTAGAATTTATAGGATTCGCAATTTCAAATAGCACAGATGGAAATGCTATTCAAATCCAAAACAATGGAATCGTTTCAGGATTTACTGGACTAGATATAGGAAAGAAATATTATGTTCAAGACGATAAGACGATCGGAACGACAATAGGAACATATGAAGTTTTAGTTGGGATAGCAATATCGGCTACGCAGATTTTAATAATGATAGGCGAATTTGAATATATGGGTAGCGCATCAGATTCGGCAGATGCTATCACGGTACCAGTTGGAGCTAGATTTGCGATTGTTAGTATTTCAACTACAAACGGAGTAACATCATCTCAAAATGAAGTACTTTTAACTAAAACTGGAAAGGCAGTTGGTTCGTTTTATGATTCAGGTATAGTCGCAAATAGTCATTCTGGAACAGCTACTTGGGCCGGGAACACTATTACATTAACTTGGGGAGCAAATGATACATCTGCTAGTGGAACAGCTTATTTTTATAGATAAACATGCATAAAAACACAATAAAAAGAATCAAAGAAGATAAAAATAAAACTGACGAAAGGCCAGAGTTAGCTTCGAAACTTCCGAAAAAGAACTATAAAAACTTTAAGGATGGAGTGAGTAGACTTTGCGATGACTTACTTAAAGAAAAGATAACGCCAGAAAATAAAAGAAAAATTGCCTGGATTAAATCAAGGATAGAAATAGAACTATGATAACAGCTACAAACATACAATTTATAATTTCAATATTAACCTTACTAGGAATCATGTTTGCTATTTATAAGTTCTTCAGGGATCCAGACGTTAAAGCAAAATATGAAATAAAACAGATCAGAGAAACATGCGGAATGAAACATGATCAGATAGATAAATTAATAGGTCAAAATACAAATGATTTAAGACTGATCAAAGAAAATCATATAGCACACATAGAAAAAGATATTAATTTAATGCAACAAGACATGGTCAAAGTTTTAACAATATTAGAGGAAAGGGAATATGCCTCAAAAAAACGAGATTAAATATTTAATAATTCATCACACGGCCACGTCTAGAGATAGAACTAAATTCTCGGCGCTTAAAGATTCTTATAACTGGGTGATCACGGCCGATGGTATTTTGCATGAGAGCAGACCGCAGAACCTCGTAGGAGGACACTGCAGGCCAGACAGAATGAATTATAGATCGTTAGGCATATGCTTGACTGGTAATTTTCAAAAAGAACATCCAACAGAAAAACAAATGCAAACATTACGAGGAATAATAAATCAACTAAAAAAAATTTATAACATTCCAACAGAGAACGTACTAGGACACAAAGAAGTGAAGTGGGCAATCACAGCTTGTCCGGGAACACATCTGATGGCGTTTATTAAAACAATAAGAAAAGTAAATGGATGTAGTAATTGCGATAGATTAGAAGAGGAACTAAAGGTCGCAAATAATAAATTAAATAAGATAAAAGAAATTATTAATTTATGACATCACGTTGGAAACAATCAAAGGCAGGACAGAAATGGAAAAGAAGAGAAAAAATATACGAGAGAATAGGAACGATACTCGGAATAGCAATAACGCTTTTAATTTTTTATGGGATTTATAAATTAATCAAATTAATATGAAAAACATTATAAAATCAGCTTCAAAGATAGTTTTTATTTTACTGGCTATCACGGCATGCATCGGCTTCTTTTTCGGGAAGCTCGAGTCGCAAGACTTTATGGTACTGGCAATGTCAGCTTTTACTTTCTACTTTGCAAACAAAGGAGAAACAGGAAAAAAACTTCCGTACGCAGGAAAATAATGCTACAATATAGATGCTTTGCTTCGTGATTGTGCAAGGCACGTTCGACCTCCAAACACTGGCATTCTGGCCGGTGTTTGGTTTTTTAGATAAGTATGCTTGACTGGATTATCTAAGTGAGATATACTTAAGGCATAACTTAATAAGGAAAGGAAAAACAAATGAACATAATACAAATCAAAGAAGTAGAGGAAATAAAGATACCAAGTAAAATTGGAGTATACATATTAACTAACGACGACGGAGAAATATTATATGTAGGCAAAAGCAAAACTAATTTAATAGGCAGAATAGCGAATCATAAATACGCGATGCAATTCAGTCGAGCTTTTTATATTAAGTGTAGTGGATACAAAGAAATGGATAAATTAGAATCTCAATTAATCCTAAAATGCAGGCCAAAATATAACATGATGGTAGACCGCAAACAGACTGGATTATTAAATAAAAAAGATATTAAAGAAATTATTAGTGTTGATGCTAGA